ATATTTGTTTAATAACTTTGTTTTAAAGTTACTCATCAATGTACTTTTTTATTTTTTTCATATTCTCTTTTTTCAAAATAAGCATGAATAATTGCTTTCTTTTCTTTATCCTCTTTACCTTTTAAAAATTTTATAATTTCATTAATTATAACTTCTTTTGTTTTTTTAGGAATTTTTTTAATTATTTTAGTCAAATACATTACCTTTCTTTTTTAAATTTTCTTGTCTTTTTTCATATTTAGGATCATTTCTATTAATCTTTTTCATATTTTCTGATCTACTAACCCATCTTAAATTATCTAGGCAATAGTTTAAAATATTTCCATCAATGTGATCTACATCAATACAATTACGAGGATTAGGAATGAAAGCTTGTGCTGCAATTCTATGAATTCTAACACCATAACCTAAAATATTGCACCTAACATATAAATCAGTTGTAAGTGAATTAACTTTAATTATTTTTCCAGATTTTACATTTTGTATGTAAGGAAAAATAGGTCCTTTATCTTTCATGTAAGGATTTATTCCACCTGTTTTAAAAATGTAATATGTATCTTTTGGTAAATCACTAAACTTTTTACTATTTTTTCTCCAAAAATCATTATCAGGAATGTTAGATATATCAAAAGATTCTATATCATTATAAATGATTTTTTCAGGAAATAATAATAATTGATCTTCCATTAGTGTAATGTTTTATGATTAAAAGGTTCTATATCTTCAGATTGTTTTAAAACTGTTTCTATAACTTCTCTAAATTCACCTGGATATTTAAAAACAGTTTTATATAAACGTAATGATTGCGCCATCATAGTTGATGCAACCATTTGTGGTTCATTATAACGTAATACTAATTCAACCATTTTGTCGAACAGTTCGTTATAAATAAATTCTAATTCAAGATCCTTTTTATCTCTTTTTTTCATACAGGACTTTAAACACGCGTTTATTTTTTATATGGCACCAATAACCATAGTATCCCGATATTTTTCTTTTCATTTATATACCACTATACTTAAGATTAATAATAACCAAGTGATGATAATAAATAATAACCAATAGTTTGGTTCAAAATTATCTAATTTCATACAATGGCTCCTGCATCATCAATATTCTCTAACATCTCCTCTTCGGTTAATGCTATCTCTCCTTGTGATTTACAATTCTTGCATTGATAAACTTCACCATAGCAATCTCTACGATAACCATTACCACCACAGTCATGACAAATGATTTTATGTGTCCTGTTTTCCGTGTCCATTTGTTCTTTCTCCTCTATTTTGTTTATAGAACTTTATTAGTTTGTTAAGCATTTTAGATCTAGTTCTACTAGTTTTTTCTGCCATAACACCTAGCTCTTTCCAATCTGCTATAGCAACAGAAAGGGACTTATATTTAGCTGTATCAGCCATTTTTCTTCTCCTTTTATTGTTTATACTCTCTATGAAACTATATGGGAAGATATACTATAAAGTCAAGTGTTGCATTAAATTTATTTTTAGTGTATTGTGGACATCTCTTCTCACACCTTTTGTTTGCTCGTCCTAGTACAACTAGGGCGGGCATTCATTATCTTCTTCCTTGACCTTTATATTCTTTTCTTGAATTACGTTTATTAGGTTTTTTAGCGTGGCGTCCTGGACGTTTTTTATTAGTGCGTTTAATAAATGTACCTGAACCTGATTGAACTTTACGCGCCACTATTCTTTAATTTCCTTAATTCTTTTAATGCCATGTTTATCAGTTTCTATAATGGCTTTTACTTCTTTACAGCTCCAGTTTACATTAGTGCCTGGGTCTCGTTCTACTTTTCTTTTTTGTTCCAAACATTCTGCAAGACTAGCTTTAGGTGAATAACCTTCTAGTTTATTATTCATATACATTAATAATGCAAACACAACTTCGATCATTACTTACCTCTTGTAGCATCCAATTGTTTTTCTAATTTTTCTAATTTCTTTTCTAATTGAGCTATTAATACTTTAGTATGCACATTTTCTTCTAATTGTTTAGAATGTTTTTCTAATGCTTTAGCTTGATACTCAATCAACATATACATTTCTTGATTCTTTGGAGTTTGTTCTGCCTTTTTTAAAAGGTCTTGTGCCATTAATTTTTCATTAGTCTCAAGTCTATTTAATCTTTCAACAATCCCAAAATAAGTCCATACCGCTACAACAATAGCAGATATGATAGCCACTATATTTTTAATAGGTAAAGCAACTTGTGTTTGATCACTTACTTTAAATTCACTCATGTGGTTTCTCCGTTATCATTCCTATTCTTTTACTATTTGTAATAGGAATATATTTAATAACTCCGTTAATATATTGTTCTACCTCTTCACCACACAAAGAACATCTGTAGAAATCTTTATATAAGAATAGCAAAGGTGATAATAAATTGCAATAAGGACATATGCCGTGCTCAATTCTAGCAGCGAGCTGTAATGGTTTTCTAAATTTTTTTGTTTTCTTTGGCATCTATATTGTAGAACATATCATCAGAATCATCTGTCTTCCAATCTTTATTTTCTACATTCCAATACGTAGTTTGGACTTTATAATCCGGCCAATGTGTTGAAGATGTAAAGCTAGGAACACTCCACAAAATACGATTATTAGGTTGAGCTGCATAATTACCGTTATCAAGAGCCAAAATGTGAGCACACTTATGCTGATCGGGAATTTCAGAATGTTCAGTATCGATAACATTAGGTTCCGGATGTGCCCAATCCACAGTGAATAAATATTCTCCATGATAAAACTTTTTGTTCTTACCTATGTATTTACAGCGTTGACCAATTAAAAAATCAAAAACAGTAACAGCAGGATAATAACTAAATGAATTCCACAACTCAAGATCGTCGAGAGTTTGATGTTCCATTTGTGATTGATGCATAGTAGTGCTGTTTCCTCTTTGAATAAAAGCAGAGATAGGAAGCCGCCAGTATATTGCACCATTCGTAAGTAAAGCATGAAATAAGATCGCACGCCCTGGAATACTTGCAATAGCAAAGACCACACAATCTTCAGTTTCGCCTTGATGTTTTCGTAAGTCATATAGATATTCTCTCCTTATTTTACAGTATATAGGTGGTATATTAGCATTTAAATAAGACATTGTATATTATTTAATATCGCCCCAATTATCTCCTGATTCATAATCTACTTTATTTGGTATTTCTAATTTAACAGCTGATTCCATAATTTCAATTATTTTACTCGCATGTTCTGGTGATTCAACAGAAATATCTACTTCATCATGAATTTGTATATGAGGTATAACACCTTCTTCATGTAAACGTATCAAAGACATTTTTGTCATATCTGCTGCAGATCCTTGTATTAATCTATTTAAAGCTCTGTAAGTAAAAGCTCTTTTAATACCAAATGTATATTCTTTTTGTGCATCTTCTAATTTTTTAGGTGTACCTGTATTAAATGTTAGTGGTTCCCACAGATCAAAATGACAGATTCTTCCTTTTAAAGTTCTAATCACACCAGATCGTTCTGCTTTGTTTGTAGTATTCTTCATTAATTGTTTTATAAAAGGTGCTTTGGCATGATACTGCGCAATTAATTTTTCTGCTGACTCTTTCATTAAACCTAGTTCAGCCATTAATTTATTTTTACCCATACCATACATCAATCCAAGATTAATTGTTTTAGCTTGTGATCTTTCAATCCCAGCCATCTTTGCAACTGCTGCATGGAAATCTGCTTCACCACTAATATAAGCATTTGCAATTTCATCAATACCATCTAACTTTTGTAGTTTAGCATAATGAACTAATATTCTTGGTTCTTGTTGTGAGTAATCGAATACTCCCCATTTACAATTTTCTTCTGGAATAAATATAGATCTAATCAATGGACCTAATTCTTTATGTCTTACCGGAATTTGTTGTAAGTTTGGATTAGACATTGAAAATCTTCCTGTAACAGTTCCACCATCATCAGATCTAATTTGATTTATATCTGCATGAATTCTTCCATCGTGAGAATGTTTTGTAATTGTATCTATAAAAGTTGTATGTGCTTTGTTTATCTCTCTTGCATTTGCAATTGACTGTGCAAGTTCATGAGGATGATTTGCTAAAAAATTTCTAGTAAAACTTGGAGCTCCTGTTTTTTCTGTTTTGTCATATGGAAGTTCAAGTACATCAAATGCTTTTGCAATAGATGCTGCGGCCCATAATTCTACGTCAACGTTGGTTAACTCCTTGATTTTAAACAACAATTTCTTTTCTTCTTGTATTAATTTTTTCTTAATTTTTTCTGCTTTTTCTAAATCTACTCTTACACCTTTGAATCTCATGTCTACTAAACATGGAAATAACTTTGTTTCCATATCAAAAATATCTATAAGATCTTGTTTATTAATTTCTACTTTCATTTCGTGCCAAAGTTTTAAAGTAGATTCTGCATCTCTTTCTGCATACTGACCAACAAACATAGATGGAAGTTTCCACAAATCTTTTTTAGGATTGATTCCATATTCTTTTGCTGCTGCTTGTAATACTGCTTCATCTTTACCAATCCCTGCATATTCTTTTGCAAGTGTATCAAGACGATAACTTAATCTGTTTTCATCAACAAGTGATGCTGCAATCATAGTATCTCTAATATTTTTTGGTAATGTAAGTCCTGTTGATCTTAACCAACATACGTCATACATTGCATTGTGAAATATAAATGTAGAGTCTTGTTTAAATAAATCTTGTAACCAATTTAAAACTAATTTTTTATCCATGTTACCACCACCTTCGTGTGCAATTGGATAATATGCAGACCATCCTTCTACTGCTACTGCAACTCCTACAATTTTACCACGACCAATCACGTTCCCCGATCCGAGTTCCGTTAAGTCTGGATCACAGGTCTCTAAATCTACTGCGATTTCTTTATGACCGCGTAAATCTTTTAATTCTTCCGGGACCACCCATTCTGTTTGTGGTGTAAATAAAACTTGTTGAAAGGTTCGTGTCATTTATCCTTGTAATCTCTTTCTAAAATCATTTCTAAATAGTGAATTGCTTTTAATATATCTTCCTTCTTACCTTTTAATCTATGACGACAAATGTATTTAATCGCATTGCCTTCTGCGAAAGGTAAATTGTTTTCGTTAATAAAAACAGATGGTTGTATTGCCATTTGTTTATAATGTTTACCACCTACTTGTCTAAAAAATACTTTATTGCTCATATGATATACGCTTTGTTAAAATCTCTTGGGTCTACAATGTGAAGTTCTTTTTTAGCTCTAGTGCAAGCTGTGTAATATAATCTATGTAAATCATCTGGATCATCTTCGCTTTGTCTTACAGCGGCAGCAGTTAGATCAGTTAGAATACAAATATTGTCTTGTTCACCACCTTTGAATGAATGAATTGTAGACAAAAGAATCCTAGGAGTCTTGTTTATCTTCTCACCATTTGCTCTCATATTACGAATATAATTTTCTGTAATTGTATCAACACCTTCGAATGATTCATACCATACTTTATTAGTAAGTAAACCATGATTTTGCATACAATCATTTATTAAATACTTTTCTTCTGCTTTTAATGTTTTAGCATCTCTATACCCAGGGGTTACATTTGCTCCTAAATATTTATATATGTTTTTTATTTGAAGATAATTTAATGGTGTATTGTTTCTAAAGTCTTCCCAATTACTTAATGCAAGTAATAATTCTAACGATATGGAATTAACACCTTTGTATTGATAATACCATCCTTGTAATTCACATAATTCTTTAACATCATTTAAAAAATGATTAGCTGTTGCAAGGACTGTCCAGTTTCCTTTAGACATGTCTACCTGCGTAATATCAGTATAGTATTTTAATATACCTGTTTCTTGCCTTGGTTTATAATCTTTTTCATATCTATTCTTAACTCTTGATATAATTTTTTGTGATAATTCGTGTATAGGACCTCCAGGAATACGATAAGATTGATTAAGCGTCCTGATCTCGTCCACTTCATTCTTTAACGCTATAAAGTGATCTACATCGGCCCCAGCCCACTTAAAAATGGCTTGGTCATCATCACCTGCAATATAAGTTTTTTCTGCGTTTTTCCATATAGATTTGATTAATTTCCACTGTAAATATGATAAATCTTGTGCTTCATCTATAAATAATACCTTAAATTTAGGGGCTAAATCTCTTTCAACAAATTCTTCCAACAAATCAGTATAATCTTTTAATCCCTTTTCTTTTTTATATCTTTTCAATTCTTGGTCTATTAAATACAAAGTATTTCTTTCCACATCTAATAAATTTTTTCTTGAATCATAACACTCAAGAAGATCCATACCTTTGACTCTTGCTGTATTAATAATGGTTAAGTATTCATTATCTGAATTAAATATGCCATCTTCTTCTGAATACGATGCAGTCTTAATAGGTATGTTACATTTAATTCCAAATTCTTTATAATCTTCTGGACTCATCATTCTATCTCTAGTCATGCTTAATAATTTAAAACACAGCGAATGAATGGTTCTAAAATAAACTAAATCATGTTCAGGACTTAATTCAAATTTTTGTGCAGCTCTTGTTGCAGCTTCTGTTGCAGCTTTTTTACTAAAAGAAAAATAACCTATCTCTCTTGGTTTAATTCCTTGTTTAATAAATTCATCTACCAAGTTTAACAATGTTGTTGTTTTTCCAGTTCCTGGTGGTCCTAGTATTATTGTTTTCATATTTTTTTAACCTCCTTTCTAATATTTGTTTTTGCAATTTTGTTTTATCTAATTCTTCTTTTAATAATCTGTATTTTAAAAACCAGTTTATTCCTATCATTAAAAATGTTCCTCATGATATTTAACTTGTGATACAGAAGCATCAATCTTTTTCATAGTTTTAATCTTAACTAGTCTAGGTTCTTGACCTTTAATCTTCATTCTAGTTTCTTCTACAAAGATTTTATCTTCTTTTAAAGATTTAATTAAATTACCTGTTTTAGATTTATCCATTTCC